ATAGGAGCTTCCTCTTTGCTTCTAAATAATCTTTTAGGCTTTTTAACTTGATTATTCTCTTCATTATTGAATATTCGGTATGCAACTGTTTTGATAATTTCATTTCTTAATTTCACATCGTCTTCAATATCTAACAGATAAGGCTTTAATGCTTTAAGTTGATGAGCTGTTCGTTGATTAGCTCGCTGTGCTTTGCGATGTTCGCTTGATTGAGTGGCTGTGTATCCTGCTACGCCTCCAGCAAATAGCATTACAAATGCTCGAGCTACTAAGAATTGCCATGACACGTTCTTAATATGAATAACTTCATAAACTACCAAGCAAGAAAATATTAATACCGCAAAAAGTAAGAGCATCGTTATTTTACGCCATCTATCAGCAGCTTCCATGTCTTCCTTAGCACTACTAGAATAATCGTGGATTAATGTTTTGTCTCCAGCTATATTCAGTAGTTCGTCTATTCTAGCAAGACTATCTCTTGCCTCTATCTCGGTGGCATTTAACTTCTTGCCTATGCCATCTGCAATGTGATCAGCTTCATCACTCTTTTTGCTAAATGTTTCTTCAATTGTACGTTTCTGCTCTTTGATAAATTCATTAACTGCCTCGTTGCGTACATTTTCAGATTTTGTAAATGATAGTTGCTGCTCGGTAGATATGCTATTTGATGAATCTTTTATGTCTTTTAAATCTTTGTTAAGTTCATCTATTTTTACACCAAGTGCTTCAAACTCGTTTTTAGCTTCAGTAACTTTTTCGTCAATGGTCTTTTCTGCGGCAGTTCCTTTAGCGGATATACTATCAATCTCTTTTGCTGCTGTACGCTTATATTGACCGACTGACCTATTTAATCCCGCAATAGCTTTGCGGGTTTCTTTTATGTCCATAGCGGGTGTTAATGAAGGGATGTACGACAATATGTTATCAATATGTCCATTCATATAAGAAATATCTAGATACGCATCGTTACGATAGTTTTGCCAGTCATCAAAGCACGAGCTTACACCTGAAAGATGGCTGTTGATATTGTCAAGATTTGATATTGATATTAAGCGGTCGTCTGTATTACTAAGTCTATCCATTAAAAGTTCAATGACTAGTTTTGCCCGATTAATATCATCAATTGCCTCAAGAGATACATTACCAAGATCTACCTCATCAAATCTGGCTAATAATTTCTTGGCTGCAGTATACGTGGTGCTATTTTGTATACGGTCTTCCCATTTGCTCATGAGACGCTATCCCTTTTACTTAATTAGTTTGCCACCCCTTATTTGAACTTCAACTATAATTATATCACTTTTGTTCTTGAGAACGGCTACCCCCTAAGAGTAGAGAATCTTACTTATCCAATTTGATTAATTAGACTCCGCCCTAGACTCCAGAATTGACTCCTTACGCCCTGTACAATAACAAACAAAAACAGCGAGTTAGAACTCTTGTATCATTTTTGCCTTTATTGCCCATTATTTGCCTGTTGTAAGCCTCTTGTCGGCGGTGTGCGTAGTTCCTCCGCTAAGTGAAAAGAAAACTTAATTATCTAGCCTTAGGAGCATGTGCTTTCGAGCGTGAAGGTTCAAGTCCTTTCATCCGCACCAAGGAGATTCGATACACACTCTGAGGAAAATACGCATAAAAAATAACCCGTATATCGCGGGCTATTTTAATTCCCCAAAAATCACGAATCACACGATTCTCGGCGGAAAGAGGTGAGATAAGCATTTCCATAACTACGATTGTCCACCACAACAATTTCTGCCGAAAAGTGATTCTCTCGCCTAGCTGTTAACTAGGCGAAATAACTAATTGAAAACCTATCAATGTTCTGTCATCGCTGACTGTCTATATACTAGCAAATAATGACATAAATGTCAATAGCCTTGAGCGTTTTTCATAGCTTTGTAAAACTGACTTTCTGCTAGTTCATCTTTAATTTGTAGGTATATCTGAACTGTTGAGATATCGCTATGTCCCAATAATTTCTGAATAGTTATCAAGTCGCAGCCAGATATAAGCAAGCGAACAGCGAAACTGTGGCGTAGCTGATGTGGCGTCATGTGTATATTAGCGTACTCCTTGAATGTGCGCTGCATCCAAACTCTAGCTGTTTTATCGTTCAATCTAAATAACGGACCGTAAAAACGATTGTAGTCAGTTACGAACTCCTCTAACTTGCATTTTAAGCGCTCCGTTAAAAAAACAGTACGTTCCTTCGATCCTTTCCCCTTTACATACAGATTCAATCCGTCGATATCATTGTAGCTAGTCCTACATAATTCTGATATACGAAGTCCAGTATCGTAAGCAAAATCTATGAGCATATTTACTTGCCTTTCATAGCCGCTCTCAGCTGTTTTCTGTAGTACAGACTGTATAATTCGATGTTGTATGTATCTTGGTCGTGGTTTTACGTTCTTACGTGATTTGACGAGGTTTGGGTTAATGCAATCTAAGTTCATGCGTTCTCTACACCACTTGAAAAACGCCTTTAGTACACGTTTAGCTGCATTAGTAGTTGATGCGGCATGATTCTTTCGATATTCGTAGAAATAGAAATCGAGCCATCTAATAGATAACTCGGTTATATTGGTTTTATGAAACCTGTCACAAAATCCTACAAACTGTCTAAGGCGTGTTACTCTTGTTGATATTGTGTCGGGTGACATATCTTCAATGATGGCTGAGTAATGAATGAACTGAAACGCGAGCTCTTTGATATTCTCTGTATAGCATTCTGTTTTAAACAGATTGCTCATCTGCGACAATTCATTGATTACCGTAGATTTAGAGGTTGTAATAGTTGATATTGATGCATTCATTGTAGTCTCCTCAGAATGACTTAAAATTTTTACTATTACCTTAAACCCCAGATTATTATTCTACAGATACTTCAGATCGACATAACGTTTTTTATGACATTTAGTACAACCATAAACCACTAAATATGGACCCAGTGGACCGCAGTATGTATCTCCCGTCGGTCGGTTACGATCTATTTCAAGGCGCTGTTTATATAGTCTCCACTCATGGTTACAGTTACCGTCTCTTTTTGAGAATAATCTCTGCTGGTTACGTTTAGCTCTAACTTCGGTAATTTGCTTAGCAAGCTTATGTCTCGCTTTATTAACATCAAACATCATACACCTGCTTTCTTACACAGAAATGAGAATAGTCGCGCTGGCTGATGTCCACGTTGAGCTTCCTCGACTAATTGCCAAATTCTGTATTCTGGCAATTTCAATGCTACTTTGCAATAGAACGAAAAGTAGTCGTGATTGTTAAACTTGTCGCAAAGTTGAAATGCTATTGATTCAGCTCGCCGCGTCTTTTGCCACTTGTCCATCGGTTGTTTTTCGTCCGACATAACTAAACAATTGTAATTGGTATTGAGATTGGGGTTTCTTTTAGGAAACCTTTTAAATTGAGATTGAGATTGCAATTGATGCGTCGTCACCTCTGTTAACCCTCCAAAATTAAACCCAAATCTAACTAGCACCATCGCTAGACAAGGGTGTTGTGCGTTATGAGAAAATCCAGCAAGACCTTTAGTGCTTTAGGGCTTGACAAGATTTTCTGTTTGTACGAGGAATTAAAAATCCCTCTCCCGACTTTCGCGCGGGCGAGGGATTTTATAGACCCCTCTTGCGAGGGCGTGTCTAGTGTGTGATTAATTATATTGTTGCAAATACTTAAGCAAATGTCAATAGTTATTCAGGTTTTCTTGTATTATCTCTGCTAAATCCAGCTGTTCGGAAATCCCGAACAGCTCAGATGATAAATAATCCTTACTATCTCAACTATAAAGTAATTCTTTATAGCTCAACCTTTTGACGCTGGCGGTGTCTTACCGCGCGGCTCTTTGAGTAGTGCGCCAGTTTTCGGGTCGTGCCAGCGGCTCAGTCCTGGCACGCTGTGTGCATCCACTAAGCACTGCAAGCAGTCGTTGTATGTTGAGCCTTGCGGCATTTCAGGAGTGATCTTGCCGACATGTAGCGTTACGCAGCCGCAAGCCTTGCATTCGCGAAAATACAGACTTGATTTTGTGATGGTTATTTTCTGTTGATTCATGTTTTACGATTCCGCCCAAGCAGCTAGCTTGTAGTACCATTTTTCTACGACCGACCAAACACCAGATGCAGCAGCTACGAAGCTGGCTATTGCACCAATCCAGCCACCAAGCCCTAACATGTCTAGAAATCTTTTAAACTCTGGTGCTATGACTACTACTGTTAGTAATGCTAGGCCAGCGCCGATAGTTTGCAAGAAACTGCGAACCATACGACCCTTAGCGGTTTTAGCGCTAAATAGTGCTTTTACTTTTTCCATAATATCCTCCTTATTTTTTATTAAACTTAAACACTGATGTGATAAAATCTACAATAAATCGCAACATCTCTTCGATTTTGGATAGTCGAGTATCTACGCTACTATCCTGCTCCTGTTTTTTCTTCTCCTCAGCTTCGCGCAATGCTTTCTCTTCAGCTTCTTTGCGTGCTTGCTCTTCCTGGCGGGCTTTCTCCTCGGCCGCCTTTCTGGCGGTCTCCTCACGCGCTTTGCGCTCAGCTTCGGCCCTAGTCTTGTTAGCCAATAGCGTGCGTCGCTCTGCCGACTCCATCAAATCTTGACGTACCTGTTCGATATTCCAGCCTTTACTCATCTGAGATAGATAATGATTTAATCCGCCGGCATCAGCTTCACGTTCTAGTATTTCTCTGTATGCTTGCTGAATAGCTGGCGCGTTATTTGGCGCTGCTGGCTTTGGCAGGTTTTCGACATAGGTGCGTACTCGATAAAACGTTGGTGCTCCGCGGCGAAAACCCTCGTTAATCTTGCCAAGGCGCGAAGCATAGACTACGTCGCCATCTACTACACGTGTGACGGGACCTGGTATATGCACATTCTCTTCAAAAACATCGCCGCTCGTCACAACACCAATGTGTCCATATCCACCGCCATCTTGTTTCCAGACAACAATATCGCCGCGTTTCGGTGATGATACTACGTAAGCGTGGCCTTCTCGTACTAACTGGTCGCCAAAATCTTTAGCGTGACCGCGTGCTATGAATGGATTAGGTACGCTTGTCATCTCTGCTAGAAACCACTTGACTAGCGATACACATTGACCGGTTAGATTGCCGTCTCGACCAGTATTATCAGTATCGGCTGGAAAGAACATATTTAGACGCTTGAGTGCATACTGATCTACGTTGATATCTACTGCCATTATTTACCCTCCTTGACATTAATTACCTCTTTAATCACGTTTGGCTGCCGCAAAAATTGCTGTGCCATCTGTATCGCGCTCAATCCTGTGGCTACGATAAACAGAGTAAAAATAGTGCCAGCAAAAAAGTTTAATACCTTATTTTCAGACAGTACTATTACCTTGATTAGAAAATTACTATTAAGTTTGTCGTTTAACTCCGTTAGTTTCTTTAGTGAGTCGTCAGTCGATTTTTTTATACTCTTCAAATTCGCGTTTTAACACCAGTCCGTCTAACTTTTCTAAGATTTGCGTAAGAGACGGTTCTACTACCTTCTCATTAAATACCTCTAGTCTTGCTAGGCGCTCGTTTTGCTCTGTATCTGATTTTGGCATATAAAAAACGGAAGCCTTTCATGATTACGCGTGCTTCCGTTTTTTGAGATCACACTTTGTTTAACTTATGGTTATATTTTACCACTTATACGATAGACAGACAAGGTTGATTTTGCGTCGCTACCAATGCTCTCAGTAACCACAGCACCTGGTCAGTGGCCAGCGCTAGACGCCACTAAAGATGTCATTGTTCCGTTCGATAACGTCGAGTATGATACTGCCAATATGCTAAACACCAAAACCTATCAAGCAACTATTCCTAAGAAAGGAGTCTATCATATTCATGCTCGCTGCGGCATTGCCTCAACAGGATTTAATCCTGGTACGACAGCTCTAATCAGAATTTTCAAAAACGATGCTGTTTTCAAAGAGTCCCAGCGGATTACAGGCTCTGGAAGTAGCTCTGTTATACCAATTCCTACACTAGACTGCGATGCTCTTCTAGAGGAGGGAGACATACTTGATGTCAGGGCTAGATGCACAGACCCACGTAATTTTGGAGGTGGAGTCAACCAAAGCGAACTCAATATAAGGTTTGTCGCAGACATCTAGTCCTCTTTAGATTTCTTCGTATACAAGATAGTCATCGCTACAACGCCAACAGTTCTTGTTTGGTAACGTATTTTTGGGGCACCTTCCCAGTTAGCGAATTTAAGCTGAAAATACTGTAAAGATGGCGCGCCTGGATTTGTGTAGCCGTTTGGATATCTCTCGCCGTTCGACATATTCAGAACAGCATCCAGAGAAATTAGCTTATCTATGTAGTCGAACGTTTCATTGTTTGCTCCAGTTTCTTCTGTGCCAGAACCCTTCGTAGTAAAAGTTATAGATTTCTGATAGATTGACTTTCTGTCAATCCATTTCCTGCCTGTATCAACCTCCTCAGAGCTGTAGTCGTATGCTGGTAGCGACGCAAAATCAACCTTTTCTGGAGTGATAGCTTTATCCTTTATGTTTTTAGTCTCAACTATACCCTCTTTTAATTTTCCGTCTGTATCAAGGGATTCTAGTAGAGCTTGCGCCAGACGATCAGCATACGAAGCAGAGGCGCATGGCTGCACAATATCACCAACATTGCTACCATCATCTTCAGGACCTGCTAATAACTTCAGGTTTATGATACTGCTATTTACCTTGTTGGCTACTCCTATCCAATCGCGGACAGTACCCTCAATTACGTTGCCAGCAGAATCGGTTCGATAGGTTATGAAGTTCATTGCTGTTTCTGTACTCCAACCGCTTAAGCCGTCAGTCATCAACGTGTCGGATCCTGTCGCGCGCGGGCTTACTACACGCGCTACATTTGGATACGCGCTTCCATCCATAACTCGTGTAATTTTATCTTCTATACTTGCCATAATTTCCTCCTTTAATTTAAGTCTTTCGCGCCAATATTTACATATTCAAATACCACTCTTGATATCGCATAGCTCACTCCTGGCTCGGATGACGACCACCCATACTGTACCCACTGAGCATCTTCATCTACTTCTATCTCTACATCCTCGCTGGATGAGTTAAATACATTCGGGGTTTTCTTTACTCCGCTCCACGGCACACCCGGCGTACTCCAATGCACTCCTGGTTCACTCCAGCCAGTACGGCTTGACGATGCGCCAAAATATCTTGTTTCAGAAAAGTTCTGTAGCTCACCATCTTCATTTTTAATGGTGGCATTCAATGCTATTCTTCCTTGCGGTCTGAGTAGTGTAAATATAGCTTTTAGCACTCGACCCCAATCACGACCAGTTTCCTCAAATCGCAGCTGCCCGCTTTGACCACTAGTATTAAACGCTTTTCCATCATCCATTGTTTTTACACTCTTTGATATCTCAACAATCTTATCTCCTTGAACAATGAGAAAATGAGTTATACCAGAATTATCGTTATACAGCGTCATCCAGTCAGCGCGAATATTCCACGGCTTCATCCACGCACCCTTGCGCTCAGCATCATAAACCCAAATTTGATTATTATAGTTAGCCGCGACCGGTAATGCCCAGTACACACGCCCCTCAAATGCTAATCCAACGGCTTTCTCAATAGCTTTGGTGTTCAGCGTGCTAATTGCATCTTGAATAGTGTTAGTTATTCTCTTGGTGGATAATACGTTTTGTAATTGCGGCAGCGTACCTGTTGTTTTGAATCCATCGCGACTTGGATAGAGTAAGTCATTGTTATAGATTACTGCAGCATCAGGACTGTCTGTACCGTCTGCACCAGTATCCTCTTGTACCTGCCACACAGTAATAGTTTCATCACCGTATGATACACTTGTCGGTGCTATGTAAAATCGCTTACCAGCACCGTTCGTGCCGCTAGACAATACAGTAACCTTTGGATCACCCTTACCATCGCGATATGGTCTTACTGCAATCGGTATTTCCTTTGTACCACTACCAACCGGCGTGTATCCGCCTCCGTATCCTGGCGAGAAGTCCAGCTCGTGTCCATAATCGCCGCCGCGCCAAACGTAAAATGGATTGTCTCTATCTCCAGTCAGCCAAATACGCCCATTAATCACATCACCGCGCGTGGCTTTTGGACCGGCAGTGTTGTTGTCTTTCGGCAGCGGTATAGATACGTCAAGACTGCGCGAGCCATTATCAATAAACGCTGTCTGATCCATAGGCAGAGCGGCTGCCAGACGGTACAACGTTGGGTCGCCTCCGCCGTCCACACCGATGCCACAATAAATGTTCCATGACTTCGCTTCCGTGCTGTCTGGGCGTTTGATAGATAAACTCTGCTTCTCACTATTCCACATATCTCGGTCTGTAGATATTGTTGTAGAGAGTAATGGCGAGCCTGCTGTCTCACCCACTGTAGAGTTGAAAGTAACTGCATAAAATACCTTGAACCCAGTACCGGTTAACCCTGTGTTCTTATCCAGTATTGGTACTGTTGGGTCGGCTATCTTCTGGAATACTACAATTTTCATAGCAGAAATATCTAGGTAGCTTAGCGTATCTTCGCCATTCATAATCAGCAGATTGCCTCTTATCTGCTTGAAATGCCCGCGGGCAGATTCATGATACTCTTTGCCGTCAATTACTCGCCAGGCAGCATCTTCACCTTTGGCAACGCATAATTTTGTCTTATCGTTGATCCGCTGGAGACAAGCTAGCCAATTTATCGAGCCTTTACTAGTTGTACTGCGAAACTCTGCTAACTCGCCCAATACTTTACCCAATGGCTGCGGACCGTATTTCGCTGTACCACACCTGGATGTAATAACCGAATCCTGATCCAGAATCATGTTTTCGCATGACCGCAAACCTCTTAATGGTGAACGCCCGTCATCAAAGGCTGTTACTACACCGTTCTGCCAGTCCTGCACCGCCAAGCGCTGTATCTTTGGCGACTTCATATTTTTGGCAGGCTTTAGCATATATCAGACACTCCTGGGACCATATGTAGTGGTCGATAGCTAGCCTGAGCGGCATTGTTTTCAATCATCTTTTGCATCAGCTGGTTAGCCTCCTCAATGAGGTTGCTGTATTGATTCTGTAAAAGGATGTCGTTGCGGGCGTATTCCGCGGCGCACATAACGACTAGCCATATCGGATTATCTACGGGAACTGTACTGGATGCTCCTGTGAGCAGAGATGCGCGTAAATACACTGGCATTTCGATTTTTCCACCAAGCATTGGGTCGTCGTCTCTAATCGGGTCGATAAATAGTAACTTATTGCCGGCTATAGTGCAGTAGTTGCCACCCTTATACATTCCTAATTGTTCTGGTGGGACCGTGGCGTATTCTCGCACCTGATTATCTTTCCTGACCTTGATGGTGTCGCCTGGTATATCGCTTACTTTAAGCACTTCGTCTGTATCGATATCGTATGACTGTTTAGTGGATAATATACCGATGGAGTATGACGGATCGTACATTGATTGCCAGTCCACATTTGGTTCACTCTCCCATTGCTGTATGTATAAATTAGCAATACCCAATATCTTCTGGTATTTTTTGTCAGTCTCTGGCAGGTTTCGTACTTTACCAGTAGCTTTCAGTATGACGGCTGATACGAGTTGTCTAGTGTTCATAGCGTTTTCCTAAATTAAAAACACGGGGCCGGCTTATTATTGCCAGACGCTCCGTGTTTTTCAGGTCACGCTGTTTTCTTACTCTTAATTATAGCATAAATTGAGTAATTATGCTCGCGCTTTCTTGATGTGTATTTTTGGATTCTTCTTACTGGTGCTGTTCCATTGTTTCAAAGTAGCGTTTACTTGCCTCTGAGTAACCGATCTATTAATCAGGTTTTGTCCTATCTGGTTAATATTTACGCCCTTTACTGAGGTCTGGTTTGCTTTTGGTGCGGCTGAGGTTAGGCTGTTGATGTTTTTGACAGCAGCCGATATCAATGGCGATGATGAAGCTCTGCCACCACTGCTGCGTCCAGAACCGCTCCGACCATTACCTCCGCCAGACATCTCTTTAGTAATCCTGTTGCCATCTACGTCAAATTGAGCGGCATTGAGGGCTTTTGCTTCCCACTTAGTTATGTAGCCCTCGGCTCGTAACTTATTGATGACGCCATTCTTGGCAAACATTTGTCCGGTGATACTTTTACGGCGTCCGTTAGTAAGTGCTTGCATCAGCTCCTCGTGCGACGACTCTTGTGCCTTCTGATGCCAATAATTGTCCATCAGGCTCACTTCCTTATGAGTAGTCATTGCCCCGTACTCGATTTGCTCCTTGGTATAACCAGACTCCCGATAGTAGCGTTCCCGTACCCAATCTGGCAAGTCCTTATGTTTGCCCATGAGGATGTCTACGGCGCTCTTGGCCTTATTAACCTTCTTCTCACCGTTTTCCAGCTTATTAAGGATATCATTAGATGAACTGAATTCTTTCTTTATGGTCGATGCGCCATCGATGTTGTAGGCTTTCATCCAGTTATCGTAGGCCTCGTCGCTTTCTCCCTGAGCGGTAGCGAGGTTTTTATAGTACTCCCGTTGAACATCACCTTTTTTATTTACCAGCAGACCATCCTGGATTTTGTATTCTCCCTTTTTCAGTCCGCGTTCAAAGTTTCTAGCTGTCTTGCCGGCTTCACCGCCGCCAGTAGATAGAGTACCGCCATTTGCTTTCTCATCAGGGCGTACGGCGTTTTTACCAAACAGTAAAGCTTTTGCCTGCGTCCAAGGGTCGTTATTGTCTACTTCAAAGTTAGTACGTGTTTTACCATACTTGTCAGTATAGGTATCAGCGCCTTCGCGCAACAATTGTGCACCCTCGGTAGTTTTCTTTATCTGGTTGCCGGCTGGTATCAATCCTCGCAAGTTCTTCTCGGCACTCTCCTTATCGCCCTGAGCCGCAGAAAATCCAGCACCTAGTAAATTACTAGCCGTTTGTGCTACGCCAGTAGCACCATCAAAGCGGCCGAAGTCGCTTGACTTGCCAAATATCTTTTCTCGCTCTGATTTAGGTATCATATTGACCGCTGCCTGTGAAAATGGATTTGCCTTTGCTGCTTCACCGGTGACTCGGGCTATTTTTTGCCCTAATTTGTCGTCCTCACCATCATCATCAGCATCATTGCTTAGTGCGTCTTTGATAGCATCAGCCATATTAGTTAGTGGCTCATTGCCAGTGATTTGCTTCATCAGCATGTTTAATCCACAGGCAACTACGAATGCTTCAGCGGCTCGTACCGCACCGACAGCACCATCCTTAAACTGAAGAGATTTTATGTCTGAACCGATTTTCTTAGCATGGGCAATGTTGTTTTTCCAGCTCTCGTTTGTTTCGTAGCTGAATTGCAAGAACATCTTACCTAGCGTCGATTTATACACCTGCGGCATAGCACCGATACCGCGTCCACCAACAGCTCGCTCCGTTGCTTGGTCGGCTGCTTTTATCAGCTGGTACCCTGTCAAGCCCTGCTTCTTAAATCTGTTGTAGTTAGCTGCCCAGTTGAGTTGTATAAACTTCTTTTCTACCAGATTCATGCCTGACACTACGCTAATTGCGTTGGTGGCTTTCTGGTAGTTTGACTTAATAAACTTACCTTCAGTATCTGTGTAGCGCTCGCGTAGGAATGCCGATTTGTGCATTGCCTCTTTAGTGTCTTTCTGGAATGCTGTTAAGAACGCACGACCAGTGTTACGCAGTCCATTATCTCGGACCGTTTCTGGCAGGTTTAATGTCTGCGCTAAGGTTGATGATAGGTTACCTAAAATCTTATTAGCACCATTCACACTTTCTAGACGGCGGATAACTTGAACTCCTGCGTTAGTTCTGTCTATGAATGGACGATCTAACGAACTACTCTTGCCAGCCATCTCATTTACAAAGTCTTGTACAGCAATAGTAGCTTTGCTGGATATTTTGTCACCTTTAGCGAGGTTGCTATCTGGGTCAATGTGTGTACCATTTTTTCTCGCCATATCCATAGCCCTCATTGATGACTCTATTTGCCGACCACGGGCAATCACTGGCTCCATATGGGTATTGTAGAGCATCACATCGGTATAGTATTCAAAAGCCTTGCGCGGGTCTTTTTCGTAATCCATCATACCGCCGCGGCGCTGCTTCTCGTTAGCATTGAACTTATGAGTTGGTTTGAAATCAGCTGATAGTCCTGCTAATGAGGCTGGTATCTCGCCTCGGGCTTGGCTTTCTATATCTCCCTTAATACCTACTGGTGAAGCGGCTAGCAGCTTATCTACGGCGCGGCCTAGCATGCCGCTACGTTTCTCGATATGAGGCATGTAGTTTTTGAGGTATGGGACTTCATCTTTACCATACATTCGCCTAATCTCATTCAGGTTCTCAATCATTGAATCATAGCTTTCTCGCATAAACTGATCGTATTCTTTGACGCGGGCAGCCGCCTGTTCGCCATATTTTTTCGCGAATGCCGTTTGCATACTTTCATCAGCAGCACCTACTGGGAATTTACCTTCGGTGTACATTCCCACATCTTCCCAGAACTTCTTTTCATTCTTAAATCGCGGTCGAGCTTTATCTACATACTTAGCTATTTCCTTGTGTTTACCTATGATATTTTCAACTGCATCAGCATAGTTAGCGTATGCCTCGGTCTTTTGATAGTACAGGTCTTTGAGTAGCTTCTGCCCAAGTTCGTCTTTAACGTTTTTCTCGACTAAGCGATTAAAGTTATCTGTTATACCGCCTTTACTTTTATCTAGGGCGCTTGTCAGGTGGTCAACCTCTAGCACGTCAAACTTACCGTTTGTTTGGTGTACTACGCCAAACGGTGTTACTTGAATATAGTTACCTTCAATTTCTCCCGTCTTTGGATTACGGACGAAGCCGCCATCAATTGAGTGCTCGCCTACTAGCGGCACAACTGCAATACCACCCTCACGACCAGGATTCTCATACGCCATAAACTCTTGGACCTCACCGTCTTGCTCGGCGGCATTTAAGGCTTCCTGGATTGCTTGATCTCTATTAACCTTGCTTATCTTTTTGGTCTGACTTTTCCATATGTAAGCTGCTCGTGAGATTGGCATCCAGTCGCCATATTCTCCATCATCACCAACATAGCGGCGTTCAAAGCTATTAAAGCTTTTCTTGCCGTCGCGGCTGCGTTTGGTGTGCAGGCGGTATTCATAATCGCCGTCCTGGAATGGCTTCGTCCAATCGTCTCGTATACCAGGCTTTGTTTGCTCGTATAGATTGCCTTTGGTTAGCAAGTGATTGTCTTCTAGTGGTATGTTTTTAAAACCCTGTTGTTCGAGCGGCTGATTTTGAGCGATCTCTTTTAGCTGTTCGTCGGGTGATTGTTGAGATTGAGCAGGCTGAGGATTACTGCTATTTTTAGCTGCAAGCGCTTGTTGTGCATCGGCAATAATATCTGGGTCTCGACGCAGCTCTGCTAGTCGCCGTTTACCAGCGCGCGCATTACGGCGAGCCTCTAGCACTCGACGTATCTCATTGATGAAACTGTCGATATCGTCATAACCCATCTCTTGAGCTACGGTATCGATATCTCTCTTGCCGTCTCGTCTCTTATATCTTGATGGTATATCGTTGGCTAATTCTCCTAAATAGTGCCTTAAGTCATCTACATGCAGACGAGGTATATTCCAATCGCCGTTGGTACTTTGGAGGTCGGCGGCTTCATTCGCGAATAATTCTGGGTAGTAGTTGTATATTTCCTCGTCTATAGCTTGACGTAGCTCTTTGGTCATCTTTGGTTTAGGATTATCTTGGATATTGTTGATGGTCTCTTGAAGAGACTGATTCTGTGGTTGGTTTAGTCGGTAACGGGGGTCGGTGTTGACATTTTGGGTAAGATTTGCTACACTGTTGTCATTAGCCTCTCCGGGCCGTTTCGGACGTGAACTGGTCGGGACTTCGCTGAAGTCTGCATCCAGCCCCTGAGAGCCAGAAGCCTGCGCTTGCCGTGGGCTTCTGCTTTTGTTGTAGTACGATACTATATAAAAGTCTCCGTTGGGCTTTTGCTCTAGCTCTACTGCCAAGATGTGCATATTATCCAGCTGCTTAGATAACTCTATCTTTTCACCTCTGTACCCTTTTTGTCCTTTTACCTTGATGTTGTCTGGTTCTGCAAACACTAAAGGAATATCTGCAATGTCGGCGTCTGTTATTGGGTTGGTATCTTCTATGCCATAGCGCCCTTTACCGTCTAAATGTCCGCTATTTTTCATGTGTCTGACCGCATTATCAGTAAGGACCAATTTAGCGTTACTACTGACTTTGAAACCAGTTGCCTCAGAATACATCTGCGCCAACTCTGGTGTTATACGAGACATAATAGTCTTGCGTCGCCAACCGTTCTTTACCGAGTTGAAACGAGCAATTGCGTCTTTAGCGCTTTCTGGGTCAATTTTATATGCAAGACTGCCCTCAACACCACCTCTAGTTTGTGGCGCTATACCCCTAAATTTCCCTGTTTCCATTTGGGCGTATAGTTGTTTAGCTAGATCAGCTTTGCCGGCAAATGAACGAACGGATTGCCAAACACGCTCAAAGTAAGCAACTATTTCGCCTGGAATGTGTAGTCTTTTGCCGAGTATGTTTATATCCGTGCCTTTCGCACGTGCCTTAGCATACTCCATAAAGCCATCGGCTAGCTTTTCTTCCGCAGCTACCTTAACACCTTGCTCATCTAGTTTTATATCATATCCCTTACGCTGGTATTCGGTTACTAGGCTTTCTGCACCATTAGTCTTGACAATATAGTCTATGGCGTTATTTCTGGCTCTATCGTCTACGCTAGCCATCACACGGTGTACTAATTCGTGGTTGAGCGTATTGAGGCTTGGTTTGCCCTCTGCTATATAGACTACCCCTTCGACATCACGATAGAATCCATCAATATCTCTACCATTAAACGTGCCTAGGTCGGCAAACAACACTGCACTATCGCCCATAACCTCACGTGAGCGGTTGATTAGGTCTTGCTTAGTATCGCTAGTCTTTTGCGCTTCAGTGTCTATCCTATACCTCATATCTGGACTATCTGTTGGATTGAGGTTATCGATATATTTAATCTGTTCTGGATCTAGAGCTACTATCTCATTACCACGTGCACCTTTGGTTGTGTGTGGAATGATAACACCATCATATCCTGCATACCTTAAGGCGGATGAGAAGTTGCTTGTGTTAGAGGTTGTTGGATGTATAAATCCACCAGAATCAGATAAAATATCTGGCGATATTCTTAAATGCTCAGCCAGAGATTCTTTACTGTTAAAATCGCCGAGATTCAGTGGATTTTTAATGTTAAGATGAGCTTTTATTACCCGATCCCCATAGTTTCTGGAGGTTCCTTCGTGATCTGAAAAATAAAAACCAGTTCCATACAGACCAGGATCAGTAGCACTGCCAATCTTCCGACGACTAAACTCATCAAAGTCAGATTTTGTGCCATGATAAACAGTCTTAAGGTTGCCGTTTTCGTCTCGGATTTTAGAGTCCTTAAAGAATTCTTCTTGGGCAGGGCTTAACTTATAACGTACTCCGTCATCACTCATCTCGCCTACGTGATTTCGTGCATAGATAGCCTCAGCTTGTGCTTTGCGGTTATTGATGACTGGTGCAGAGTTCTCGCTTAGTCCTTGTGCTAATAGGTTGCTTTCCTGTTGACGAAGCCGCCCCAGATGATCGTTATAAGCTTGGATTTCTGCTGTGTGGTCGATACTAGGTTGATCATCTAGCTTATATCTCACGTCTGCCGCTACCATATTCTGTACACTCTGAGTAGCTTGTTCGACGAGATAATTTTCCAGCTTGCCAGCAGTTTGCTGGCGGGTAGCAATAGCGCTTGTGTCGCCGCGTTGGATGTCGGATATATTTTGGCTGACAGCCTGCTTGAGGGCAGGGCTGGCGTTTGGCATAGTAGTCTCTACTGTCTGGCTGGCACTGACCTGCTGGATTGGGTGTGCTTGGTTGGTTCGTGTATTGACCGCGTTAACCTCTGCCGCTTGGCGGATTGAAGTGTTCTCTACTGGGCGCCTAAAGAATGATGAATATCCTGCTTGCCGGCTGTTTACAGGGTTTATCTCTGCGCTTGTCGCGGTTTTAGTTTGAATCTGCGGTTGTTGCTGCACTGGTCGCCGCACTGAGTTTTCTTGCTCTAGCCATCCTGCATCATTTTGGCGGGCGGTTATGGTGTTAGCACCACCATTCGTTGCTGTACTAGGCATATCTGCATTGGCCTGTACGCTATTGATGTTTCGAACAGCTCTGTCTATTGTGTTGTTCAAAGCACTCTTGCCTGCTTGGACGCCCTTGCCGGCGCCGGCCATTACGCCGCCGCCAAAGGCTCCCAGTCCGAATGCTTGCCCATAGTCTTTTATTCCGGCGTCTAATCTGCCGTTATCGGCTACATCGCCCAAAAACGTCTGAGTAGATTCCTCAAGTCCTTCTTTAGCACCATCTTTAGCAATTTCTTTAACTGTATTCAATATTGCCTGTTTTGCAGTTCGGTCGGCCGCCTGTTTTGCGGACTGCTTGCCAAGTGATTTCAATAGAGTGCCGCTACCGCCGAACGCTAATCCGCCGACATCAATAGTCCCATCCAGCAGCGTCGCTGTTCTCTGTTCGTCGCTTAATTTCTCTACATTTCCATCGTCCTTAACGCGGTACCCGCCCATTGCTGCACCAATCTTTGACGGTGCGTTTATTAACCCGCTAGCCATACCAGACGGTAGCTTGGCAACAAAGCGAGCGTAGTCCATGGGGTCGTTCCACTGGAATCCCTCTTTATTATCGCTAGAGTCTACCCACTTCTCATAACCGCTGAGTACGTCATTAACAGGCTTTACCGCTCTTTGAAAATCTTGTTGATTTTTTGGACCGAATAGTCCATGCCGCCCGAACGGGTTTAGATAATCAAAAAAGTTTGCCTTTTCATTCTCTTTCAGGCTTATCGGTGCATTAATTCTCTCCACTTTCTGCTGAAGCAGTGGTGTTGTCCTTTGTGCTTGTTGAGCTAGGGTTGGCACTTTGTTTTGGTTAGCTATATCGTTCAGCGTTTGGTTTCTATTTTGATTCTGATAGACAAACTGAGGTTTCTGCGCCTGTTGAGGCTGCTGTACTGGTTGTTGGACTGGCTGCGGCTTCGGCGGCTGTACGGCCATGTTATGTGCTTGTATCTGCTTATTCTGCTGGTTAGCCCAATCTTGCTGTCCTTGCGGAGTAAGCACTTTTGGTGCATCATTTGCTGTCACCTGTGGTTTTAGCTGATTGTTTTGACTATTCAGATTTAATTGCTGAGTTGCTTGATTAGCTTGCTGGAGGGGATTAGTATTGGCTTTTGGAGCTGTGGGCTGCGATATAGTAGGCGTCTGTGCATTCTGACGAATCCATGCTGGCTGCTGCACAGTTGACTGTTGTACTGGCTGCTGTTGTACAGGCTGAGGTTGCTGCTCTTTGCGACGTTTCTCGTCATCATTAATCCAGCCTTTACCAGTAAAGAAGTTGCCTAATCTCTGAAAAAAATCCATACTATAAATCCCCTCCTAGCTGCTTACAGGTATTGGTTTTGGCGCTTGCGCTCTTCCTCTTGCTTGAGGCGCGTGTCATATATATTGACCGTTGGGTCGCTACCTGGTGTTGTCGGGTTAGATATGCCGACTGACGTGTCACCACCGACTTTGTAGGAATCCAGGTCTTTAGCGTTGTACTGGACCTTATTGCCGTTGTAAGTACTCTGCTGGCGGCCGAGGTTGTCGATTTCGTTAGATAGTGCGTTAGCGCGCGCCAGGTCGGCACGAGCGGCATTTGCTCCATTGGCGCCTTGAGCAGTAGCTTTCTGACTTCTTAACTGAGCTAACTGTGTCAGCAGGTTTTGGCGGGTAGTTTGAGATTGTTGGCGGGCGGCATTGTCTTCGTTAGCTTTCCAGTCATTCAGCTTCTTATCTTCGTCCGCATAGTCGTTCTTAAACTGACCCCATGTGGTGTCGATTTGTTTTTGGTTCTGAGCATATGTTTGCCCTGCGCCAGCACGCTGCTGGTTGGCTTGACTCTGAACCGCGCGTCCTGCTAATTGCATATCTGAGCCGACAGCACCCATGCTACCGAGCGAGCGAAGTAGCCCGCGCAAGCCGACAGAAGCACGATCGTTGATGTTGTTGATGTTTGTGCGGCGTTGCTGCTGGTTTTGCCGCGTCTGGTCGTTGAACTGGCCCTCTGCACGGTTCCATGAGCTACGTAGCTCATTTTTCTTGGTATTGTACTGGTTATTGATATTGCCCAGACGTACACCTAGCTGGTTGTCTACCCGGCCTAAGCCATGCTCTAGCTGACCGATACCTTGGTCGTATTCTGCTAATTGGGCAGCGCTAGCACGGTTACCACCGCTGTATCCACTGCGCCAGCCGCCGCCGTAGTAGCCAAGGTTCAAATCTTGATTAGCGGCAGCCTTGTTACTCTTCTGCTCTTGCAACTCTTTCAGCTTTGCTTGCGATCTAGCAGATTCTGCGTTGTTTCTGTCGATAGTTTCTTGCAGTTTCCATGTAGGGGTTTGTCCGGTGACACCGGCAAACACACTGTCTACCCAGTCTTTTGCTAAGTTTTGATTTTGGGCACCTGGTCGAGGTGAATTCCACATCCATGCCATAAAAAAAGCTCCTTTTCTTAATCTGGAGCGTTATTGACAAATCTGGTATTTTTTGCTATAATCTAAATATGAAGAAAACTATCAATGTGATAGTCTCCACTATAGTTACTATAGCCTTAATCGTCTCTGTAATAGGGGTTTGTTTTGCTGTTAAGAGCTTTATTACTCCTCATAAGCAAGCATCGTCAGTCGATGCCGAGGAATCTGATGCGTCCCTTCCGCCAAAGGTTATTCCACCCACCGAACAGTCCATACTTGCTGCCGTAAATGCTGAACGCGCCAAGGTTGGTGTAGCACCATTAAAGCTACATCCTAATATCTCAAGGACTGCTCAAATGAAAGCTGACGACATGATAGCCAGAAATTACCGAGGGCACCTCATGCCAGACACTAACCAGCCTCTCACAGAAGAGATGAGACAACTTCAAGCTGCTGTTTGTGTAAGCGCTAGCGAGAATTTGACATGGGATGACAATGTGACTAACACAAAGCAGTCAATGAACAGCTGGCTTAATTCACCATCTCACAAAGCCGCCATGCTCGACCCGAAGTATACCTACACTGGTATCGGTGTAGGTGATGGTAAGGTTGTAGTACAGCATTTTTGTGTGGCACGGTAGTTGTTTATCTACCGTGCCATGGCTCACATGCTATACCGTCGCCGTCTCGGTCAAGTTCTTCCCGATAGCCGGGTTCACCCTCACGGATTGATTCCGCGCCATCTGCACGAGCTTCAGAACAGTTTTCATAGTACACGTCGTCCTCATCATCATGATTGTCTTCATCGATAGGATCGTAATATCTACTGCTTGGGTTGGTGATACCTGAAGCATTGCTACCCTTGCTGTGAGTGTGGTTTGACTTTGTGCTGCTAGGGTTATCAAAGTAGCGGTTATACACATACATTCCGAGTATTACCATTCCTACTACCAATATACCAACAACAAAGTCGACAAGCTTATCTTTCATGTCCTCACTCGTACAGCCACTCGCTTACTCCGCCATGATGTGAGCATGCGCCTCTTCCGGTAGCACTTGATTGCCAACCATCACGACAGATTGCTCCGACACGATAGTGTGATTGCTGCTGTACTGGTTGCGGCGCTGGCTTTGGTGTGCGAACAACAATATGAGGTGTTGGTTGTGTGACTACCTCTACCTTATCCTGATAGCCTGGTTTATTTGGTTTGCAAATCTTTTTGCTGCCAACAGCACCCTGTTGCTTGACTGATTCAGTATAGCCGTATTGACCCACGCTTCCATCGTACTGCGTTTCAAACGGTATTTCCTCCGTTCTACAGTCTGAGTATGTTACAGGCTGTACGACTGGTGTCGCATGTTGTTGCTGCTGATTGTTAGTATTGCCCATTGCTCCAGCTATGCCGGCTAGTGCAATAATACCAATAGTGGCGCCAATAGCGCCTTTAACGACTTGTGGTTTTGTTCCCATCTTAGTAAAGACTCCCATTTATTACTAAAGTATTTTTAGTATACACCACAAATACCAAATCTCTCAATAACACTCCAAATTATAAATATGCTATTAAATTGAATAAGAGTTCTCGTCTGTTGTCCGGTCACTCAGGTGGCCTATTCCTTTGCTCCGTACTGACTTGGGCGGTTTCGCGTTTCTTTGGCGATCACCTCAGATTACTGCTTATACAACGCTGCGACGCACGCTTCCCTCTTTTTGGATGACAACGCGCTCTCGTTTTTTGGAGTCACACTTCGTGCTTAATTGTAAGGCTATTATAGCATAAGTCAAACAAAAAAACCATTTTCCTCACGTGGGAAAAATGGTTTTCATTATCGTGGAGTTTTTTCTACTTATATCCCATCCGTCGCGAGTAATCATATATTTCATCAGTTATTTTTTCAGCGGCATCTACATCCTCGGCATTGTGAGCTCGGATTAACCTACGACGTAATTCGGTGAGTTTTTTGTCTTTTACTTGGCGTAATATCTTGTTGAATGTGTCATGGGCTAGTCTGCGCTCATGACGGGACTTGAGAGGGTTGTTAAATACCTCGCTCAGCCGCTTTAATTCTCCCTCTCTTGTTCCGTCCATTTGCTTAACTCCAAGCTTCGGTGACTTCAACCTCTGGGTCAATGTCGTCCAGCGGTTCAAACTCTGCGCTGATTACTCTAATAACCTTTTGCATGTTGTCGTCATTAACGTTTCCATAGAACTTCCGAGCAATTTCCATATGGCTCATGCCATGGTTGTAAGCGTCGACAATATCCTTTTTAGAGACACTACGGCTAACGACCTCGTCCTCTGAGCTAGCTTCCTTAGCGTCAGCGATAATTTTCTCGGCTTCCGCTTTAGCCTGCGCGATGATGTCAGCGGCGCTAGCTTCAGCTTCTTTCTTTGCCGCAGCAATCTGAGCCTCCATGTCGTTTGGAGCTTCCGCTTTAGTCGGCTCTGGTTTCGGTAGAGTTTTCTCTGCCATGTTATTTCCTTTCTTTGGCGGGGCGGCTCACACCGCCCCGGTTAATGGTTGCTAGTCCTTAGCACCCGTCTTAACGTTGATGATCCACTTTGGATCAAGCACTGCTGCTGCAAACGCTTCAGCCTTCCAACCAACCGTCATGAACTGGTTGAGTGGGTTAGAGGTATCGCCCTTGTCGCTGATCTTGATGATAATCTTCTTCAAGCCGCTACCTGCCAAGTCCACTACGCCGAATGCCTCTTGACCGTGGATGAAGTTTGAGTAAACAGTCTTAGTGCTTTTCTCCTCCATCTGATTGCTTGATGCCTCGATAAAGCGAACTTTATGCAAGCGCCCCAACTCGCCCTTGTACAGTTCTGGGCGGCCAGTATACTTCTGAGCATCAACCCATGCAGTATCGCCGGTGATGTTGTAGGCAGTATCTGGACCAACCTTACCCAAGAAATAGCCGTCAGGGTAGACCATCGCGTTGTTTTTCTTCAACGTGCGGACTGCTTTGCGAACTTCCGTAACGGTTAAAACGTCGTCGTCGGTAATGCCTGTTAACGCACTTTTACCATTAGCAAACTGGACGGTTGCACCTTGATGCAGTACGTTGCGAACCAATGCGTCGATTGTCTCGCCTGCGTTTTGCCCCATCATTTCAATCGTTTCTTTCATCTCACGATCGATTGATGTGTTATACAGCATACTCGAGACCTTTGTCCATTTACCGTAACCCTTTAGAGTAGCAGTAACCTTGTTACTCTTGATCTCGTCATCTTGCGGATTTTCACCTTCCACGAGCGGTGTAGTCGCTGGGGCGAATGGTGAACGCTTGGTGAAGGTAACGGTTGTACCGCTGTTTTTCTCCAAGGTTTTCTTTTTTGCACCTTCAGCATGAATCGTGCGCGCTTCACTACGCTCCAAGAATGTTTTTTCCAGGTACTGGATCATCTCGGCTGAAAGTGTTGCGGTCGTGTTTGTTGCCATCTTTATAGCCTTTCTTAAACGTCATGTCCTTTTCGGCGAAGATAAGCTTCCATCTCTTTAGTAGACATCTTCTCGAACGGTTTCTCGACTCGGGCACCGCTACCGCGGAAATCACCTGCATCGTTTATCACCGTTCGCTTAGCACCCTTACCTCTCGCCTTATGGAATGACTGATATAGTTGATATATACTCTCGCGCGAACCAACAATATTGCCAGCGTTGTCATAAATGAGCATTCCTTGTAGGAATTCATCTACATCAGCATCAAGTTCCGGATCATATTCATCAGATTCTGGGTCGAACTCTGGAAAGTCCTTGAGTGCCCGTTCAGCATCTGACGACATGCCACTAATTGATGCACTGACTTGGGCTTCGTAAGCCGCTTGCTCTTGAGCTTCCTGCATAACTGTTATTTGCTGTTGCAATTGTAAGTTTTGCAACACCGCCTTAGCTTCAAACTCAGTGAAGAAATCTCCCGTTTCCGGGTTCTCCGTCTGCATAATCTGCTCTAGTGTTGGTAGCGGCCGGTCTTGCATTTCAGGTGGTGTCTCCTGATACTGCTGTGCCTGCTCTTGCTCCAACTGCTGGCGGTAAGCTCTTGCTTCATTCCGCCTGGCAACTAATTCGCGGATAGCTCGATTTTCTTCGTCTAAATCGCGTTCTAGCTGCTCTTGGCGGGCTTCCTTGCCCCGTTTCGGCTTCGGGTCATCGTCTGACTTATCCTCAGACTCGTCTTCTTTGGACTTATCGACTTTGACACGTACCACCTCGCCGCTATCTGAAATAACCGCTTTGGTGTCTGGCTCGCTCGAAGCCTCAGAGTTTTTCGTTTCAGCTGCCGTCGACTCAGCTTGGGTAGACTCCTGCTCTACCTCAGTATTTACGACTTCTTGGCTTTCCGCTTCTGCTTGCGGCATAGCACCCTCCTTCTCATTACATTATTTTGACGTCGATTACAGGTGACGAACCTGGGCTGCGTGAGATGCGCTCCTTTGGTTAGCTACTAGCGAGGATTTAGCCAACCAAAGCAACGTACCTCTCTAAATAGAGTTGATAATGTTTTCCAATTCGCTCCTTTCTTGTCGTAAAATCCGTACAACTTCCTTGTGCGCCAGCATGTAAATCGATACCTGCTCTTTGTCGGTAACAGCTTCATTCGGGATAGCATCAACTGACTTGTAGAAATCAATCCGCTCATTCCATCGGTCTACAATTTGCTGCAACTTATGTAGATCCTTTTTTGTAGCCTCTTCCTCTGCCTGCTTGGCTTTTTCGCGCTGCTCATCCATGTCAGCATTTGGCACAAAGTACTCGGTACTACGTGGGTATAGATTGTCTTCCATTATTCATCCTCCTCTTTCTGGATAACGCCCATGATTGAGGCGATTATCTCTTCCTCGGTAAAGCCTTTTTCAACCATGCTCGGTACTTCGGCGATTAGATTCTCTGGCGTACCAATTTGGCGCAATTCATCGATTAGGCTCTGTTCAGCGGCTTCCTGTGGCTCAGTTGACATTTCTACCGGCGCGGTCTCGCCTGTTACTGCCTCAGTAGGCTGTTCTATCTCAGCTTCTGGCGCCTCGCTCTCAGTCTGATTCATCGGCTGTGCTGCCTGTGCTTGCATCTGTTGCATTTCTTCCATCTCTTCCTCAGTAACCTTCAGTTCATCCAGTCCGTCGATACCAGAGTTGGCGACGATTGCATTCCACGCTGCCAGCTTTTTCTTTATTGGCACAACTTGGTTGAGTGATTGGCTAGAGTCCAATGTCTGAATCAGGGTTTTCAGTGCATCAAGCTGTGCCGCTTCGCTATTAACCTTGGTGGTTGAAGCATCAATCTTAAACTTCAATACGCCTTGTGCTTTAGAGAAATCAATAGTTGCTACGTTATTTTCGTCTAGTTCAACGCCGTCCAGACTGTGACTATCACGCTCCAATGCTCGCAATTTCTCGGCCGTTTCGTCATCAAGCTGCATTTTCTCTATACCGTTACGCTCAGCAAAATACAGGTTGATAGCTGTCTCGCTCCATTCCTCGAAGAATGCTTCAAAGCCTTTACGGAGAGCATTATCATCAATGGATAATTGTGCTTGTTGAGTCTTGAGTGCTTGCGGTGTTTTACCAAAGCCAGGATTGCCAACTTCCGCACTGATTGAGGTATCTGGGCTATTGACCAGGTTTAACATCTGCGACTTCTGTAGACCGTACAGGTTCGGATATTCGCGTAGGGCGGTTGTGTCGATATTCATCGGCTCGATGCGCGCATTTTGGTCTTGAATCTTATTGACAGCGTTGGCGCCGAAGTTGAGTCGGCGCTCGTTGACGTTACCAAAAACATTAATGGTTGGCTGCAACGCTATAGCGCGGTTGTACTGATATGCCTGCATATCGCCGTCGATGAGATTTTGCAGAGGCCCGATAAGCTCCAATACGCTACGGCCAAGCGGGTTTGCACCATCGGCGTCATAGAAATACCAAGATATAGGCATCTTACCGCGCGGGTCTTTATTTTGCTTGCGCCGCACGATCTTTTCAGTAGCGGGGTTAAAGGTGTAGAACGTTGCGTCCGCGCCAACCTGAAAACCAGTAACAATCTCAATACCTGACGGGTCAAGCGACCGTTCCTGCTCAGCTTCGTTCTGTGCTTTATCATCTTTGCTGATAATGGCGTCCTTGATTTCCTCTAGAGCTTCCAAATCCCATGACGGCTCATACTCCGCGCTCTCTTCCTTGGCTTTGCGGCGGCGCTCTTTTTCAGCGTCAATAAGCTGCTCGACGTCAGCCTCTTGCCACCATGAACGCATGAATACATAGCTGCAATCGCTAGCAGATTTCTTACCTGGCTGGAGGAAGATGTCCCGCCACGATACGATTAGGTAGTCTGGCAGGAGCTCGTCGTCGTTATATAGCATTGGCGTGTACACACCCTGCGCGCCAAACGTCTCGCCGCCTTCTACTGTCATCCAGCTTTTATGAATCAAGTCGTATTCAGTATTGGCATTAGGCAGGATTTTTTCTAGGTAGGTAAACTCGGCGATAATCGGCCATGGACTGTTTTCATCGACAGTACTAACTACACCAGTTGGCAACTGCTGAATTGTGCGCCGTGGCGATTTGATAATGATTGAAGATGCTGTACCGTCGGTGGTTTTTGGAAACGCCTTTGGAATTTTCGGGTGCGGCTTATTTCGGGCAATGCGAGAAAACTCCGGAAACGGCTCGGTCAGCAGTTCGGTCTGCTCTTTAGCAGTACCGTATAGTTCAAAGATATTTTCCTCTGTTAGAAAAGAAAAAGCCACTGATTACTCCAAAGATTACTGTTATTTGCAGTAAACTCTGGTTTTTTTCAGTGGTTTACGCTCGTATTATATCACAATTATGTTTATTGGGGAAATGTCCCTTGCTATGCTCTGATTCTCGTATATTCAAAGACAACATCGAATGAGCCTTTGTATAACATTTTTGCTCGGCCGTCATAGCGGATTGACGGATTAACTAGTCCCTCGTCTTTCTCAATCCGCATCGCTAATTCATCGACCTTATCCCGCGCCTCCGCCATAGACCCAACACGAAAACGTTCTTCGTAATGCAATTTTGTGCCGATGACACTACTGTTCTGATAGTTCTTCTCAACTTCAACCGTCGTGTTATCGTTAAGCTGTTTCTTTTCCTTGACTTTACCAAACTCTGGTACAAACTTTTTCATAATTCCCTCCTTAATTCCATGTTGCCGTTACGTCTCTATCCGCAAGCGATTGATTATACGCTTCACCGCTGCCAACGTCGTCCTCTGGTCGCTGCGCCAGCTGTACTTGATATGCCAATGAATCACTTGCATCATCGTTGGTGGCTTTAGGAAACATACTGAGTTCGCTTTCTAGGTCTTTACAGAAATTCGTATCACCATGCTTGATGTGATAGATGCCGCCACGCTCGTATCGTGGAACTAGAGCTTCGATTCGTAATGCCTTGCTGTGTCCGCCGTGCTTCAGTAGGTCGACATCCATGTAGACACCACGACGCAGCATCTCCTCCTCCCAGACAGACTTCAGGGCTTGCGTAAACTGGTTGTCTTCGATTCCGATTTTATGTAGGTTGTAGCGTTTCCAGTTGGTGAACATGAGGTCTACTAGGTCGGTTGCGGATAGCTTCGTGCGATAACATATCACGTTCCATTTGCCTTCGCGGTCGATAAAGTTGAGAGTGATACCGATGTAGTCGGTGCCTTGATCAATATCATCTTTACCGCGCGGGTCGATAGTCATGACGTTGTAGGTATCAAGCTGTAATACATTGCTAAATTCGCGATATCTATACCATGCCTTCTTGAACTTACGATTTTGCTCATTGATTGGGCTTTGTTGGTAAAGTGACGAAAATGCATAACTGCCTATCTCTGTTCGTTTTTTCCGCAATTTTTCAATTGAAAATTTCTCTGGCCATAGAGCTTCGCCTTTTTTGCGATGTTCGTCGTCTTTTTCGGCGATGGCCTTGAACTCGATCACTTCCCATTCATCATGCGGCTCACCCTTAGCTTTAGCGTCAGCAGCGGCGGCTAATATCCTACCTGCTAAATCGTCCTCGTGCCAACGCGTCAATATTAACACTACCATTGAATTACCCTCTTCACGAGTAGCGAATGTCGAGCGATACCAGGAATATCTGGCATCACGTATAACAGGACTGTTTGCTTCTTCATCATTTTTGAATGGGTCGTCAATAATACCAATTTTAAGACCTCGTCCTGTCAGTGCACCACCAACACCAACTGCTGTATATGCGCCACCCTCCTTAGTAATCCAACGACCTTTAGCTTGAGAGTCTGGGCGCAAGCGTGTTGAGAACATTGCTCGGTATGCACTAGATTTCATAATGTCCCTGGTATTTTGTCCAAAATCAGTCGCCAAATCGGCATTGTATGATGTCACTGCAATTGGCATATTTGGCACTTTACCCAAAACCCACGACGTAAATTTCTGCGTAGCCATAGCGCTCTTACCGTGACGCGGTGGCATAGTGATTATCAGGCGTACATCTTCACCTGCCATCAGCCTGTAGAACCCTTGCTCTAATTTGTTTGCAATCTCAGCATGAAACCATTTCAGCTGATAATCTGGATCAATAGCAATACAGTATTCAGCAAAAGAGCCATTTTCAGCAGATTCTCTAAGAATCCCGACGATTTGCTCTTGCGTTAAGCAGCTGCTCGGCTTGGCTTGCACTCAGCGTCACTCCTATGTCATTACCGTTTGTCGTCATATCCAGCTTATCGCCATAGACTTTTGGATTTAGCTTAGACATCAACCATTTACGCGTATCAATCCGCAGACGTGACCGCTGAACGTTTTCGCTGTTGAATATATAGCCATCACCTTCCAGCTTTTCCATGTAGTCATTAGTAGCGTTATCGGCAATTTCAATAATGTCTTCAGCGTGCATATATGACCTCTCTTCACACGCACGCGCGTATTGCTCACGAAACTTATCATTTTCTCGTAGCCAGCGGAAAAACGTCTGCATAGAGATCATGTCCTTTTTTGCACAAATAGAACGGACCGATTGCCCTTGAGCAATCATTTGACAAATCTTATCAGCTAGTTTATCGGTATACTTTGAAGGACGCCCGTTCTTTTTGGGCGTTTTCTTTGGTGGCGCTTTAGAAGATTCAGGTTTAACCTTAGAGACTTTTTTTGCCATTAACATCCTCGCTCTGCAGAATGTAACAGCTAAAAACCCACTTTATACACACATTATACTAGAAAACATAAACATTGTAAAATGCTATCAAAATATTTTGCTTCATGATTTATCTATCTCTTCTAAAGAACCATCTTTCGTCTTCATGTGGCTCATATTAATCTTGCTAAGTTTTCAATGCGATTTCTCTTGCGATCGTTCATAGCTCCTCCTTTTTCATAAATTACATAACCACCTGGCAAATCCATATATTGAATCTCGTCAAATGGTATTTTTATGACTTCACACCACGATTGTGGTGGACGGGTCGGCTTCATACTCTTAGCAATCTCTCTCGCGTCTTCTATGTCGGCAAAAGCGACAACTCGACCAGCATCATCTTTGTAAGGTTCGACTTTACGTTCTTTATTGCTGAGTTTTCTTACAAGATATAGCACCTTCATTAGCTTAATCCTTCTGTTTCCTTAAACTTTTCAGCAATGCCCTTGACGTACTCACTGTCATATTCATCTTTTAGCTCCTTTTTATAAATATCCTCAAGTATAGTCCGCGCCTTAAAATACAGCTCATATTTTGCGTCCTCTGGTGCGTTAGACAGGTCAAGCAGTAAATCTATACCGCATAGTTCGCCAATTTTTGGCGTGGAGTTTTTACCTTTTGAAACTCCTTATCTTGGCGATTGCAGCGCTATCTAGTTTGCTCTCTAAATCTAAACTTGCGGTGACTCGGGCGACATCTTCTGGTGTACAGAGGTATACGCCCTTTCTTGCCATTTTTCTCATGATATCGCAGAGCTCATATCCAAATGGATCGTTGAGCGGCTGGTAATTGTGCATCTCGTCGAGTATCTCGTCATACTCGATAGATTGTTTCGATTCACTCTTCGCCATTTCTCTTATTCAACTCCTTAGTGATATTGCGAATAAATCGTCCTACGTGTATCCTGGCGCATGTTTCGGCGTTACTCTTACTCATCTTAGTTTTCTTCCGTAGCACCTTTTGCATATCGAAAAAGAAAGGAGCAATAACGTCGGCAAAGTATTGTCCGATAGCTGCTTCTACTGCATGCTGGTTGATTACCATTTGACAGTAATTCTTGTCATCGAAGTTGCTCAGTAATAGGTCTACATATTCAGCAGCTTCCATGCTTGAACGTTCTGCTATCGAGACACCTTCTTTTGATAATTCATCAACCTTGTCTAGCCATTTTTGGTCTTGGTCGGATATTTTAGTACTCATATTTAACCTCTCTATTATCTTTAATGAAACACCTTTACGTCGCCATTAGCGTCGTAACAATAGCGATATATACCGAAACGTTCGTGCTTCGTAAACGTTCCGGCTTCGGTTCCGTACAACTGTTTACAGCGATTCTGGTGCTCTTGCTCTATCTGTTCTGGGCGCTTATGCTCAAAATGTAGGCTACCTATAAAGGCAAACCAACCAATGAACAATACGATCAATATTATCTCCAATACACCAGGTTTGAATATTTTCCATCGTTCTTCTATTAGACTGCCGTTATACTCTCTAAACCCTACTGACATACTCCAAAAACCTAAAAATGCAGCAAATGTCATTAAAGCTACTCCAATATCAGAATATTGTAAGAGCAGCCCTACTATCGTCATGGCTACAAAGTAAACGAATAGTCTAAGAGCAAGTAATCCACATCTATCCATTATCTTCAACTCCTTTCACCAAAACCATCTATTTTAGTTCTTCCTTTATATATTTAGGTTTCCAGTCAGGACGTTTTCTGTATTTATCTACACAATGAGGGTGTACGATGCCATCACGCTCGATATAGTATGATTTGTCGCCGAACGGTTGGACGACAATGTCTTTTCCACATTCAAGACAAGGCTGCTTGGCAAAAGCACTAAACTGTTCTCGCCAATATTTTATATCACGACTAATACTGTCTTTATCTTTTTGCATTTTTTCATGAAGCTTTTCTACACTCCTAATCTTTTCATTAAGTTTACCTATTGTATGATTAAGACGAGCCTCAGTTTTTTGTGTGTTCTTTTAAGTAATCCGTCTTTACAATCATAAACGGGAATCTGATATTAAAAATCATTCTACCATCTCCTCTTCTTTCTCTTTAATATATTCATACATATTAGCTAAATTAAAGTCTGGGAATTGCCCCATGTATTCTAAAGCGTGGTTGAGGGCTTCGATTTCGGCTTTTTTGACAATATCCATAAGTTCATCATCATATTTTTGATAAACCTTATTGATATCTTCATCCTTAACAACTTCTTCAGTTATCAGTCTCAAAAAGTCATTTTGAAATCGCTCCAGGGTTACGTGTATTTCTAGGTATGGGTTCATTTCTTCTCCAACAACTCAGGGTTTTCATGAATATTACCAATAGTTTTATAATGTATATGCTCACAAGTAACCAGTTTGCTATCACGAGAAAAACCGCCACTACCTTTCAGACGCCTCAACGGTTTATACCAAAACGCCCCAGCTTCCAAAGTGACGAGGTAGGCTATTTCACCTCGATGAGCGTTTAGACTTAGATTGTCTACGACGATATCGTTCTCGCATATTAACCTGCCAGCAAGGATAGGTTCTGCGTACTGCTCAATTTCTAACCGCCCTTCAATCGGAATCGGCTCATTCTCGCCCTCAAGTCTAGCTGATACAAGTTTGTCGCCTTGCCAATGCAGAGATACGACTTTGCGCATTCTTTTTTCTAGGTTGTCCCAGGCTCTGAATTTTATTTCACGCATTAGATTTCCTTTCATCAGATAACAGGTGAGCCAGTCGTTTTATCGTCTCGTTCATAATTTTATTTTTGAATTTGTGGCAGCCAGATTCATGACCTCCAGTTGCTAGATGTCCACATTCACAGAAAATATCATGAGCGTCTGACAGCTCTTGCTCTACCTTTGCACGAGTTTCTACCCACTCACGCAAGTGATTTTCCTGTAAGTAGTCTATCTTTTCTATTTTTTTCATTTGATATCCTTTCCTACATTCCATTGTTATAGCTTTTACCTCTCATATTTCCTTTCCATTCTTGTAACATTTTGAGTAGCCCATCTCGCCACCAGCTGATTTGCAACGAGCGTAAGAGTTATCCTTTTCATTTAACTGATTGGACATCTTATCTGCGCACTTGACAAGTAAGACGAAGAAAGTAACAACTACTAACGCTATTATCGCGACAATAGCTACATCGCTCCAACTATTATTAGATGAACTAAAATCAGTTTTCATTCTCACTCCTGCCACTTTCTCCTAACTCTGCTACACCAATTCGCTCCAATGCCATCTCGCTTGCCATAACGAAAATATAGGCAGTGCTAACACTAGCTGCTTCGGGAATCGGCACACCAATCAGATATTTTGTGTCATTTTCTAATTCTTTAATTTCACTCACAATCCCTAAAGCACCGCACCATTTGTGATTTTCGTTGAATTGAACTACGTCATTGAGTTTTAGTTTTGCCATAGCACATCCTCCGCCTTAATAATCTCCTCTTCTCTCACTCCAGGTTTTAGGATATTTTGGTATACCTGAATCTCCTACACAAAAATCTGCGCTACGACCACCATTTTGGTAAACATAGTCCTTACCAAAATGCTTTTGACAAATTTCATCTCGAGACAGGCTTGGATTGTTTTCTTCCATTTTGACAGCGAAGAATATAATACACACTAGGATTATTAGCCCTACGATCACCAGAACAGAGTCTTCTTCGTACACATCCTTTGACATCATATTCTATACCAATCCCTTTTCTGCCATTATTATGGCTAGTTTTAACGCGGCGTCTAGCGGAGCTTCTGCAGCAAAGACTAGGCTAGCGTCCACTGAGCATCCTTCGTCATCTCCATAAAACACCATCCAACCATCTCTATACTGTCCTCGTCTACTGGATAGTGTTAGTGCGCCAAGACCGAGCTTGCTCTCAATAGCATCTGGCAACTTATCCAACAAATATTCCAGTGTGTACTCTGGCGCCCAATCGTAGCAGGTTCGTCGGATATTATCACGATATATCTGTGGTTCATCACCCTTAAACTTAATAACGTAGCTACCAAAGGTTCGCCAATCAGGCTTTAGTTGATGTAGCTTTTTGCATAGTTCAAATGTTTCCATTGATTTTTCCTCTTGAAATATCTAATTTAACACAACGCCGCGAGCTCACTTCAATCTCGCCGCTAGTAAGCATATCTAGTAGCTGTGAACACTGTTCGTCAGTCTCTGCACCAATATTAAAGATTAGATTGCTAGGACCACGTATGCCAAGTTCCCAGTCTATAATTGTGTACAGTACTGTTTTTTGAGCGTTAAATGGCTTAGTCAAAACCGCAAATGCTACATTAGATGCTCTCACTGTATAACCATGTCTCTCTGAGCTAAACCATATTTTAGTACCAACTGGGACAGCTCTTGGAACGTAAATATCTCCTATCTCCCTGTTCATGTTGACATCTCCTTTCTATCTGTCCACGAAATTAGTGGTTTAGTTGATATTATCTAACTTCCCCTCAGGATAATCTTTTTGCCGTCTTTAAGCCTAAAACCGCTCATGGCGGTACTATCAAGACGTAGACAACTTTGCTCGAATAGGTAGTTAAAGACTCGACCGAGAACTAAAGCATAACAACCATCATCAAGACCAATTTGGTCTGCGACGTATCGTTTAGGGTCTTGATCGTACGATATGTCAGGCTTCAAGTTCCATACTCTCTCACCGACCTTTTCTTCAGCGATTTGTTGAATCTCAGCCAATGCCTCTGCCAGGTCATCAACATTGCCTATCTCCACTTCAAAGCAGCCATCTTGGTCATCATAAGTGCCAGTGTGCCGATACTTACGAGCTAGTTTATCAAGAGGACCAACCGAAAAATCTCCGTAGCCATTTGATATATACAGCTCTTTCCCGCCATCTGCTTGTATTGATATTCTGAATCCCATATCCTTTCCTTATGTTAAAAATATGTAAAGTACACGTATGTTGTTTACGTATTTTATTAGCGTTTATTTGCTAAATAGCGCAAGAATACTTTTGTAATATTACGCGTAATTTTGTCTAACTTCTTATGAGATACGTCGTAAAATGCACCAAACAGAATCGTGTATACACTATCGTAGATCTTCCCTTCTTCTATAAGGTCTTTGTCCTTATTCATTTCTTGTTCTCACTTATTTTTAGTTAATGTGTTCAACCGCATAACTGGTACTGGCAAGAGCGGTGGATACTTTAAGGCTGCTTCTTTTAATTCCTGACGGTCAAACTAACGCTTCGGTACGCAACCTCGCACGCAGAGCTGTCTCGTTACGGCAGATGCTTCAACTATTGCCAGTATCGGCTATATAAGGTGATGATTTGCCGAGGAGTTCTCATCTCACGTTCGCTCCATAACCTTCAGAACGTGCTAAGCATTCATATTCTTACTAGTCAGAGGGGATTTTTACTCGTATAGTCACATCACATATCTCTTGCAATAAACACTGTACGGAGTTTAACCGTCGGGCTCGCTAACCATACGATTCTGCGCGTCTACCTATTTCGCCACTTATATAGCCAGTTGACAACACCAGATTGAGCCGATTTCCGCCTGCACTCAATTCTATAGGCAAATGAAAAGCCTAGACACTTATGTTGCCAGTTGATAGCACTAGCACGGACTTAATGCAATTTCTGCCGTTACCTTTTCATGAGCTAGAATCACTACTCAGACACTAATGCTACCAGTTGAACAGACGATACACGTTGCACCGCATTGAAAATGTTTAAAAACTGACTCACAACGTTCCACGGTTCTTGGATACGCGCCGGGTGGATGTGGCGCGCCCGAAAGGAGTTGTGCATATCATCTGTCCAGTTGAATAGACAATCGGGTGGATTTGAACCACCGTCGCGTACGTACACGTGCTGCAGCGCGGCTTTACCATCTAAGCTACGATTATCTATCCAGTTATACGGTTGAAATGTTAATGTTCGCCCAGTTTTTTTGACGTGTGGTAGGTCATTGGTTAATGGTGTTTATATATCACCGTAGAATACATGTTTTAGGAATCTGTATCTAACGGGGCTACTATTTTTCCTCCTTTGCGGCATAAAATCCAAACGTGTTAATGAAAAATAGTATTAAATAGAATATTGATCCAGTGTATTGCTTAGCCATAGCAGCAAATATCACTGAAGCTGCACCAGATATCATACCGATGATACAGATTGTCATGAGTATTTTACGTTCCATTATTGAGTCTCCTAGGAAAAGATTAATATCAAATTATCGTTTAATTTATAGGGCACGACTCTAGTATCTCTGTCGTTCCAACTGATAGCCCTTCTGGATTCTAGCCAGCCAATCAAACCGGCAATTCTATCTCCCTCGTAATTTCTATTTACAAGCACACTTCGGAGAATACCTCGGTCTCTCGCGTCCCGCCACTCCTTTACTCGTGTGTTTTCGTAGAAAGATTCAAGCCTCTCTTCTCTATACTTATGAGTGTCGAGGATAGCTTCTATTAACATATCCAACTTTTTAACAACAACTTTAACTAAACCATCGGGACGGTCAATATAAATCGGACGTTCTTCTAAGCCGTAATACAGGCTGCAAGCCGATTCTATGTCTTTGCTGTATAACTTATAACTATTCTCCGTTCCCTCTATACATACAAGTACTTCACCTTTCATATCGTATCCTTTCTATTAGCTAATTTTTACCTCGTCTTTAATAACCGGCGTACCTAGCTGAACTCTGAGCCTCGGGTTATTTCTGATATCCATATCGCACATCGGGTAGGTCTCTCGACGAGTGATTTTAATGGTTTTATGAAACTCTACTTTCTTATATAGGTACTTGATAGGAAACTTCTTGATGAACCACTTCGGCATGTAGTCGTTCTTGAAGTGTTGCCATGGAGTTTTCGGGAAGAGAAGTGTCTGAGAGTCTGATACGCTGTATGAATCCTCGCATAACTTGTTAGACAGCACGTCAGAGCAAAATGCAATTGCTAAATCATCTATGGCGGCGCAAGGATGTTGAAACTCTCGCAATTCTAGATTCCGTAGCATATGTTTTCCGAGCCTATGCTCCATAACTACTCGACATCTTTCTAGCAGCAGGTCGCGAAAAGTAGTCGTCTCTGATATATCAAAAAGTCCCATTTAACAATCCTCCACGCCGAAGTAGGTTAGCCAGTCTTTTTCATTTTCTTTGATAGACTTTTCAGCCTCTTTCTTGGTTTGGTAGCGTACAATTTCTCCATATTCAAGGCGATAGACTTCCTGTACCTCGAGCCTTTTCTTTCTAGGGTCATAATAAACAACCCAGCCGCCATTGTCATTCTCAAAGTCTGGCTTAAACGTTGAAGTTCGGCGTAGTCTGACTTCGGCTAGTTCACGGTCGAGGGCTTTTTCGCACTCTTCTTCGGTGCGAAATACTTTGCCAGTACGCCAAGCGTTGTAATCACGTAGCATTCCAGTGTAAAGTGCTGGTCTTATATTGGTATTCTCAAGAATAAAACACCTATCGCCAATTCTAGGTTTCCAGTGAATATCATCTGTCGGCTCTTGGATTTCTTCAAACCACTCATCAAAATTATCAATATCCTGAACTTTTAGTCTTGGACTTTTTGCATTTAGCGGCGCTATTCGTACGAGCAAATTCTTTTCATTGTAACCAGTGACCATTTCCTTAAAGATCTCACCGGCTTTGATAGTCGGCAAGTCTTTGAGTAGCTTATATCGTTTCATCTTCCTTAAAAAGCTCCTCTAGGTCTTCGTCTTCTAAAATATTTCTCAAAATATCTTTCGCTAGTTCCTTTGCGCTGTCTTTAGCAAATCTAGCTGATATGTCATCAAGAGCTTTTAAAATAGCTAAAACTAATTCTGGATCATCAGAATTCATACCAATTTTGGTTTCACCACAGTATTTCCTGCCTTTTTTAAATATTTTGATATTCACTTCAGCTACTGGTTTTTTCATAACTTACTTCTCCTTATACTCCTCTACCGAAAGAGTGATTATCTTATAGCCTTTTTCTTCTAACTGCTTTTGGATACCTTTCCAGACTTCTGTCATCATATTCTCTTTTACGGTGTCTGAATCAATATACCGTGATATTTCTCTGTCCTTACAATCAACCGTCACGATTAGCTTCATTCTACCTCCTAGGGTGGACTCTGGCTGCTGCTAGATTTTAGAAATTGGTACAATTTCTAAAGATTAAGAATCTTAAGTATCTCTAGCCATTTAACCGCTCACTTTACAATCTTCCATGCCATAGAATAGGAAAAACTGGCATAGAATAGGGCACCAGATTATTAGTTGTTATTGTCGCGAAGTCTTAAAACTTCGTTTGTTGCGTTTTTGGAATACTACCTCGTATGTGTAATCAGGATGAGCAGGCAACCAAACATTCTCTAGTATCTTCCGCCGCCACTTGTAGTCGTCGGTCTCCACTCCCTTAGCTTCTCGTAAAGTAAATGAGCCATCTAAGTTATGGATTCTAAAGTCTACTTTATGCCGGTAGGGGAATGCTTTATTACCGTTTTCATCGTATACCCAACCTTCAATTCGATATTGCGTGTCGTAGTCCTTTATCTGGCCAAGTTTTTTCTCGACCTCTAGGTCTGCAGCCACTTGCGCTTCAAATTTTGAATCGTATATCTTACCGTTCATTTCAGTACGCTTAGCACCGTACTTGTTGGTTTTTCCGATTCTGCCAATCTCTACGCCGCAATTACGGCAGGATAGCCTCCCCCGGGAAAGCATCAGGTGCTTTGACCGGCATTCAGGACAAGACGCAGTGGACCGTATGTCGTTTATGTCGAACTTCTTATGTGTTGCTCTTATGTACACGCACTCTCTCCTTTCTTTGCTTGCGCCGCTTCATACGAGCGCGCCAGTTACTAGCCTGCCTTGCTAGATAATCCTCGCTTTTTAGCCGTTCATATTTCAACTCAAAACTATCTAACAGGCTTGTTGTTTTACTATTCATCGCAAAAACTCCTTATACGCACCGTTTCGGTAGTTAGTCCAAGCTGTATATCCTTGACTTTGCCAAACTCGATATGCAACTTTTACAACAGTTACCGTATCGTTTCTGTTTTCGTCAGAGCGAAAATGTACACAACCAACTTGTAACACACCGTAACTGCCGATGCACACTCTGTGATTCTCGGTATTAGTTAGGTTGTGATTTAGTGGGTCGCAGTTTCTATTCTCAGCTCTGGCGATAGCCATCATTAGCCGGACACTCCAGTTTGGATATTTAACCAGCTCTTGTCGAACCAATTCGCAGCCCGCTGCTACAGCTGGTTTTGGCTGTAGTACGGTTGGTTCGACAGTCACTGATTTCTGTGGCGTACCCTTAGATGCAGTAGCCGCCACATTAGCTACTGATTTTGTTTTAATTCGCGAACTATTTTGGTCAGTGCTTTTTGCTGCTGATCGGATTTACTCTCTTGGTATTGAATACCTAGAAAAAATCCGATAGGCAGTGCAATAAGCATTACGATAATAATCGTTTTCATAGTTTCTACAATTTGCTTTAGATTGAATCTCTTATTCATCTTATTATCCTCGCTTTCGCTTGTTATTTTTGTTTACAGGTGCATTTTTCAACTTTCAGTGCTGAGTAGGTGAGTGTATAATTTACATTCTGCCAAAAGATTTTGAATATAAAGGTGGGAACACACTCACCTATACAACACTGAAAGTCATATTTTTTAACTTCGCGTCGTTAGCTTATGTTCTCTGCAGCCGCTACAAATCATTTCTTCGGCCAGTTTACTTATTCTAACGATGA